CGGGGCCCGGGGGTCCGGGGGCCGGGGGGGGGGCGGGGGGGCTGGGGGCTGCTCGTGGCGCCCGCCGGCGTTGCTGAGCCCGCCGCGTCGTCGTCGGCCGGTGCCGGGGCCTCTGGCCTGGTCTCCGATGAGACGGATCCCGGTGAGGGGCCTGTAAGCCTGGCGGACTGCCCGGTGCGGGCCAAGGCCCTGTCGCACCTGAGTGCCAAGTGGCCGTGGGTCGGTGCCGAGCTGCGGGCGCTGCACGGCCCGGACGTCCACGCGCTGCGACTGTCCTACGGTCGGCCCGGGCAGCCGCGCCCGCAGGTGGATCTGCAGGTGGCGCTCGATGACGTGGCATCCCTGACCGGGGTGCGGATCAAGCCGGAGGCGGTCATCGACCACATGCTGGTGCGCTGGGACGGGACGCTGCCGCCGGTGACGCCCGCCTACCGGGAGCGCACGAGGCTCCTGGAGGAGCAGCTGGCGCCGGTGACGGGACTGGAGGTCACCGGGGCGTGGGTGGCGGGGACCGGGATCGCGGCCGTCGTCGAGCACGCCCGCGCCGCGGCCGGGCGCCTGGTGGGCTCCGATGATCGGTGAAGCGCCGAGCCGAGTCGGGGGTGGGCGGCGCGTTCGTATATTAGGTCGCGAGTTCGTACTTCCAAGGTACGAAGGCGAGCCCTACGGTACGAACGCGACGATTGAGAACCGCGCACGAGGAGGGGATGCATGACCACGACGGGGACGGACTCCCGGCGGCTTCGCCTGGGCACGCGCGGCTCGCGCCTGGCGCTGACCCAGTCCGGGCAGGTCGCTGAGGCACTGATGGCGGCCGGCGGGGGCGGTGCGGCCGCCGCGGCCGGCAAGGCCAGCGAGGGTTCCGGCGGCCTGGGCATCAACCTGGTCACCGTGCGTACGGACGGCGACGGCGACCGCACTCCCCTACGGCAGCTCGGTGGGGTGGGGGTCTTCGCGGCCCGGCTGCGTCACGCGCTCCTGGATGGCGAGGTGGACCTGGTGGTCCACTCCTTCAAGGACCTGCCCACCGCCCCCACGCCGGGGCTGCGCATCGCTGCCGTCCCGCAGCGCGAGGACCCCCGCGATGCCCTGTGCGCGGCCGACGGGGAGACGCTGTCGTCGCTGTCCGCGGGCGCGCTTGTCGGCACGGGTTTGGCGGTGTCGCACCATCAAGGCTACAAGTCGGCTTTTGCCAAACAGCAAGCCGTCATCGACAAGATGGAACGCGAAAAGGATCAGGCCTTGCGTCTGTCGGCGCAAAACTACGCACGCGAGCTGGAACAAGCCCGCGAAGAAGCAAAACAATCTGAAGCCAAGGCGCACGCCGTCGGTGTGGAATTGGCACAAAAGCAGGCGGAAGTCAGTCGTCTGAAAACGGAAAACAAAAAGGAAATCGAAAATGCGCTTACTCAAGACCGCCAAAAAGCAGGCGGCGGTTGTATTGACGGCCTTGGCTCTCACAGCCTGCGCCTCTACGCCCGCGCCCTCGGCTACGGAAATTAAGATTGTCGAAAAGGTGGTTATGCCGACACCGCCCGCTGCGTTGATGGTCGCACCAGTGCGCCCGAATCCGCCGGAAGACGGCAAGACGGCAACGCTGCTCGAACATGCTGCCGAGTTTGGCGGCTATGTTTCGGAGCTGGAAAACCAAAACGCAGCGTGGCGCGACTGGGCAGGCAATCGCTCCCGCAAAGTCGGCGACTGACAAAAAAGCCCGCGTAGGGCGCGGGCTGAGGGTAAAAGCGGATTTTATACCTCTTTTACAGGGGTCGCGGCGGTAGTGTTTTTCACCAAATCGACTGCGTGCTGGCAGTTTTGCTTGCTGGTGTAGCCTTGGCCCTGAGCGATGATTTCATGGTTGGCTGCTTTCAAATGCCAACGGTATTCGCCTTTTGCGTCTTTATAGATTTCAAAATACATAAGGTTTCTCCTATGAATGAGTACACGTTTTCTTACCGCTTTGACGGTAAGTCCTGGTCATTGAGCATTTGGGCGGACAGCCCTGAAGAAGCCCGGGCAAAATTTCGGGCTGCACGGGAAAATGCGCAGTATGACGGCGAAGTTGTAACAAAGATTTATACATTTGTAAATATTTCGTGGGTTAAGAAGTTGTACAGACGGATAAAATATTTAATGGGTATCAAAGAATGACCTACCGTGAATTAGTTGAACGTCAGTTGGCTGTGCGCCATGCCGATTTGGAATTGGGCTTAAGCCGCGCCCGCGAACAAGAGCCGTTTGTCATCCATGTTTCTAATCTGCTGGATAAGGCAGGGTTTGAATATACGGTACGGATGAATAAGGATTTTCAGACGACCTTTAACCTTGAATATCCAAATACAAACTACGACACCTTTAAGCGTGCAGTTTGGCAGACGATTTCGGCGTATTACTGCGTTTGTAACGATGGGGATGGACTCGAAATTTCCAGCAATCGCCCTGACGGCTACTCCGTCCGTATCGTATTCGGCGATGTGCCGGTTTAAAGGGGTTTTAAATGGACTTTGAATTTGGTTTTAAAACCTTGTGGCCGATTGCGACGGCAGCGTTTTGGTTTTGGGTCAACGGCATTTCAGGTCGTCTGAAAGAGGCGGACAAGCGCATTGAAGACCTGAAAGAGGAGCTACACGAAGTAAAGCTCTCTTATCACACCAAGCAGGATGCCCAAGCCGACCGCAAAAATATCGCAGCGTCTTTGGAGCGCATCGAAAACAAACTTGAAAAAATGAATGAAAAATTAGACAGGAAAGCGGACAAATCATGAAAGACCCGATTTTAGAAGCCTTGGCGCGTATCGAAGCCAAACAGGATGACATGCTCGCCAATCAGGCGCGCATGGACGAAGAATTGCAGCAAATTAAGAAAGACTGCAAGAAATCTGCTGCGGTCTACGGCGGCCTTGGCGGCGTGATTGTAACGACCGGCTGGGAGCTGCTGCGAGCCAAGTTCGGGGGCTGATATGGCACACCCGAAAGAAACCCGCGAAAAGCTGCGCCGACTGTACGTCAGCGACGGCCAAACTCTTGAAATTGCGGCGATGATGTGCGAAATCCCGACAGCTACCGCCCGTAGTTGGAAACGTGCCGCCAAAGAGACCGGCGACGATTGGGACAAAGTGCGCGCTGCCTACACCTTGGCGGGCGGCGGCATCGAAGACTTGAGCCGCTCGCTGCTGGCGGGTTTTTTGGTGCAGTACCAATCGACGATGACGATGTTGCAAGACACGTCGATTGAAGAGCTGATGCCGTCCGAGCGCGCCAAATTGTTGGCGAGCCTGTCGGATGCGTTTACCAAGACCGTGGCGGCAAACGCCAAAGTGATGCCGGAAACGTCAAAACTGGCGACGGCGATTGAGGTGTTGGAATTGTTTGGCGAAGTGGTCAAGGAGCGATACCCGCAACACTTGCAGGCTTATGTCGAGTTGGTCGAGCCGCTGGGTGTGGAAATTGAAAAGAAATACAGGTAAGCGATATGCAAAAAGTTGAATACACCCATAAGGGATGGTTTTTATTTTGCCCGATTTGGGTTGCAGATTGGGATAGCGAAGTGCCGGCAGTTGCACCGCGCTATAAGCTGGAGCCGTTGTTTTGGCTCGCCGACCAGTTTTTTTACTTTATGTCAGCCATGAACGAAATGAAAACGGGAGAGCCGTTGCCCTTTTGTTTCATGGTTAACCCCGAGCCGCTGAAAAAGCCGGTTGTCCACTATTACGAATAAAACATGAAGTCCAAAGAGTTTTTAAAGTCGCTTGCCGAATACGCCGCCCAACTCCGCCAAATCATTGAGGCAGAGGTGGACGGCTTCGACGCGTCGACTGTCGCCATTGCAGAGCGTCGGGCGAAGGTATTAGACCCGGTCAACGGGTACGAGTATTTCGTAAACACATATTTTCCGCACTATGTCCGCTCGCCCGAAAAGTCGCTGCTGCACAAGTTTTTATTTTCCCGACTGCCCGAAATCTTGAGGTCGTCTGAAGGCATCAACGAGGCAACCGCCGCCCCGCGCGGCGAGGCGAAATCGACGCTGGTTACGCAACTGTTTACGCTTTGGTGCGTGGTAACAGGGCGCAAGCATTACGCGGTCATTGTGATGGACAGTATCGACCAAGCCTATCCCATGCTGGAGGCAATCAAGGCAGAACTTGAGTTCAACCCGCGCCTTAAAACCGACTTTCCGGAGGCTTGCGGACAGGGTCGCGTTTGGCAGGCGGGGACTGCGGTAACGGCAAACGAAGTCAAAATCCAAGTGGCGGGCAGTGGCAAAAAGTTGCGCGGTCTGCGCCACGGCCCATACCGCCCCGACCTCGCCGTCCTCGACGATATCGAGAACGACGAACAGGTACGCAACCCCGAGCAACGCGACAAACTCGAAACTTGGCTGAAAAAAGCTGTCCTCGCCTTGGGTGGTGCGGGGCAGAAGTTTGACGTGATTTATATCGGCACCATCCTGCACTACGACAGCGTGTTGAACCGCACCCTGAATAACCCGTTTTGGCACGCGACCAAGTTTAAAGCCATGCTCGAATGGCCTGACCGCATGGATTTGTGGGACAGATGGGAGGAGCTTTACCGCAACGACGGCGAAGCGGTGGCGCAGGCGTTTTATCTCGCCAACAAAGACGAGATGGAGCGCGGCGCGCAAACAAGCTGGGCGGCTCGCGGCGTACTCGCGCTGATGAAAATCCGCGCCCGCGACGGCCATGCGACATTTGATTCAGAATATCAAAACGACCCGGTCAGCGGCGAAGATGCGCCGTTTGCCGAAAACATCAAATACTGGTCGGAATTGCCGGACGATTTGGTGTACTACGGTGCGCTCGACCCGTCGTTGGGTAAAGCGGGCGCGGGACGCGACCCGTCGGCAATTTTGGTCGGTGGTTATCAAAAATCAACGGGTCGTCTGTTCGTAACCGTTGCCCAAGT